AGCCTGTGGCTGCTCTGCCCAAACCACCGATCATGTGGTAAAGGCCGAAACCGTAGAATCCCAATCCAGGCAAGAACTTGTAGCTGACGAACCAGTCTCTGCGCTTTTTGTCCTCGTCGTCTTCGTCCCAGTTTCTGCGGATGGCTACGATCTTCTCAGAGTCATAGTCGATGGTGATGACGTAAGGCAGCATGACTAAATTCTCAGACTCTTCGTCCTCAATTCCATCGATGCCCTCAAAAGCCTCGTAACAATGCATTTCCAAAAGAGTCATGACATCGTCGTCAGAGTCGTCTTCTTTGTCTACACCTTCAATTTGTTGATCGATGAATCCATCATCTCCATCAACTGCATCACCAGTGTATTCCGTCGGGAGATACCAACCAGCCGCGACATACCTGTTGTAATCGTTCTTAGGTATTTTGATTATGTGGGTGTAGCGTGGGGAAGTGTAAAGGTCTTTGCTCTCTGGTGCAACGACAAAGTCTTCAGCTTTGACGAACTGGCTGCATTGGCGGTCTAAGTTTGCATCCCACCAAACCTTCTTGAACGTCTGGCCAACCAATGGCAGGTGAAATAACATCTGGTCAAGGTCTGGGAAGTATTCCGGCATCTGCTCCATGATCTGGTAGTTCATGAATTCCTTGACACGACGTGCTTGATTCTCTGTCTCTTCGTTTGGCTCTCCGATGATGGTGGTCTTGACTGGACCGCCAGCTGGATAAAGCTCTGCGATGGCTTTGGCGTTGAACTGGGTGGCAGCTTCTGCGATCAGTGGATGAACTACGGTGCTGAGACCTCTAACGGCTCGCTCTTCTTCGTTCTCATTCATCCCACCTTCTGGGTCGAGAGTCATCAAGCCTTGCTTGTAGCGTTCTTTCCACTCAGAGCGAGCTGACTCGTCGTTCTCAAAATATCCTGTGAGGATGCCAGCTTTTCGTTCTGACTCTTTCTCGTCTAGGTCTTCTGCCAAGTTTGCATCAAAAATGCTTTCAGAATCATCAGGCTCATCCATCTCTGGATCACCGATCAACACATCACCATCAGGCAAAGTCTCTACCATGAGATCATCAGGCGGGGAGCCTTCTGCGAATGGGATAACAGGTTCAGCCATACATCGTCAACCTTTTCCTCATTGGCTCGTCTTCTTCTTCATAGTCACCTGAATGAGTGACAAACCAGCCTTTGCGCAATCTCAACCACGCTTGCGTGCACGTGTCAACTATGTCGTCATTCTCAACCGCTGGGAATGCAGCACAGATATCAATTAAATTTTTAGCCCACTTTTTGTCTTTTGGAAAGTAAATTCTTCCATCCTCCAATAATGCAGAGCTTGCGTGGGCACGAGCTTGCTTGTCTCTGTCCGGAGAATATTCAATAACTGGCACACCAGCCATGCGTAAATCTTGCAGCAGACTTTGGCCAGAAGCTTTCTTCTCGATCAACACAGCATCCGGAGAATATTCTTCATACGACTCTTGAGCGATCTTGCGCAGCTCTGGGTAAGTAACACGATCCCACCAAGCCTCAAGGACGATTGCGCACATGGCTCCCCTGTGTCGGAAGACCCCCCACGTGGTGCGAGCAGAATAAGATGACTTCTCTTTGATGCTGAAAGCTGTGTCCCAAGACTGCAATACATATTCAATATCTGGGAGGTCTTTCTCTTCCCAAGGCACCCACCACTCTGACTTTAAGATCCCACCACCTTTCGGGGCTGGCCTTTGTTGCAGCTGTCCGGCTGAGGCATATGTCCCAAGACTTCGCTCAAGGTTGGAAAGAGTCTTGTCGTCAATCCGATCTGGCCATAGCAGCTCTCCTTCCTTGGTGCGTGGGTCTGTGAATCCGAGGCTTGATCTTGTTGCAGTCGGGTGGCCAATCTCGTATCGGGCTGGTAAGCACAGATGATCCCACTCATTGTCCATCTCATTGGCCAATATGTGTCCTGTCAAGTCTCCCTCGTGCACTCTTTGCATGATAACGACGAACGCACCAGTCTTGGGATCGTTGAACCGCGACTGCATGGCTTGATCCCACCACTCAAGAACACCCTCTCGGACGGCTGATGAATCTGCCTCCCGAACATTGTGCGGATCGTCAATCACGATTATGTCGCCACCCTCCCCAGTCAGTGCACCATCAACTGACGTTGCAATCCTTTGGCCAGTTTTGTCATTCTCGAATCTTTGCTTCTGGTTCTGATCACCAGTCAGACTAAAAGACTCTCCAAAATGAGTCTTGTACCACGGACTGTCAATCAAACGCCGACACTTAACGCTGTCTCGGATGGAGAGTCCGGAAGCATAAGAAGCATAAAGGAATTTCTTGGCAGGAGCAAACGTCCAAGTCCAAGCTGGCATCGTTACCGCAACTGAGATTGACTTCATGTGCCTCGGAGGGATGTTGATGATCAGTCGTTTTATATCACCCTCAACAACGGCCTGCAGGTGCTCAGAGATTGCATCGAGGTGCCAGTTGTCAGTGAATTCAGAGCTTGGCTCAATCGTCGGCCATGAGCTCTTGGTAAATTCCTTCAAAGACCTCTTCATCTTCTCCGCTCTGATCTCTGTCAGTGATAGCGTGCTCAAGAACTCGTTCAATTGCATTTAGGTCGTCTCCGGACAATCTGCTGATGTCTAATACTTTGCGCTCTTCAATCTGGGCCTTGATCTCAACAGCCTTCAGGTCTGGGACGCATTTGCCGAGAAGAGTCTTTGCCGCCATGACACGCAGCTCTGGGTCAGCAGCAATAGCACCAGCTTGGGTTGCCAAGCCTTCTGCATCTTTGACGTAAACGGGGAATATCTCTTTACCGGACATGACAGCCGACAGGAACCCGACAGGGTCAGCTTGGCCCATGATCCAGTTGATTGTTGCGTTGTGGTTCCATTTGTATTTGTTTTGTCGACCACGGGAAGCCTTTTGTTTGGCCATTGGCTCAACTGACTTGAATTTGCCGTCCCATGCCTCTGGTTTAACTGGTGGGCCATTGTTTATTGGCCTCTTTACTATGGTCTTCGGCTCCTTGGGCTTGGGAGGACGGCCTAGTTTCTTTTTCTCTACGCTCATTTTCTTTAGCCTTTCAACCTTGCTTGCAGTGGTCAACTGGGAAATAACTGAGCCAACTATCGCTGATCTTTGGGCAAAAAGAAACCCTCCATCTTTGCAGTACGAAACCTAACCAGATGAAGGGGAGTAAATTTAACTTTTACCATTGACAAAAGCAACCGCTCTGGCCAGAAAAAGGTTAGCATCATGAACAGCGTTCATTATTCGTATCTGCCTCCTAATCTCTTGCTGTTGACGCAAGATCTCTTGACGCTGTTGTTCAGGTGTTAAGTTTGCCAACGAAAACTCCATTGTTGAAGAACTTAGCGAAAGCGAAAGGATCACTCTTTTGACGACGACGCATCTCATCCGAGTAAGTCATCCGCTGATCGGCGTAATAGTTTTCCTTTTCAGGATTCCAACCACGCATTGCTTCCCCAGCTTCACGACAATCTTTAATGACAAAAGCCAACTCATCGTCGGTGCACTTCTTGGCCATGGATGTCCACTTGGCGAACTCTTCAGCTGTTGCCCCACTCATTACGCTGCCTCCACATGTTCTAATTTAAGAGGGAAGCTCACACCACCACGATCAACCATAACAATTGTCTGGCTGTAGAATTCAGTTACTTTCGCGAAGTAACCGCAGTAAAAGTTATCAGGATCCCTGACGATGATCTTTTGACCGATGGTAAACATTAGTAGTTCCTTTCTCAAACCAGCAGGGCCAACCCCAGCCAGTAAAGATAGTATCGCTTTATTATGGATAAAAGGCAACAAAAAAGATTACCAATGTTTCCAAGCACTTGCAGAAGGTTCCCAGTCTCTGGGTTCTCCACCCCAATCAAAACACGACTCTGGAAACTACTATTGTTATTTATTTACAGCAACTTGCATGATTCGTAACCCACGTTCCCAGTCTTTTGCTGATTTTGAACAACAAAAAAATAACCTGAAATATTCCCTTATAGTAAAGTAGAAAAGGACGGGTCAGAAAACAACTGCACTGAAAACATTGGGTTCGTTGGGAACGCTGTTGTTATCAAACAACAATTTTTCTTTTTCGCACAACAAGAGCTTTATTTGAAATTTTCTTGTTTTCTTTTGAATTCTTTGCAGGCATAGTTAAGGCTCACTGAGAAAGGACACTCTATGCCTAAAGTTTACGTCGTCAATCGACCTAGAGAAAACAAGTTTGGATGGACTCCTGACTTGAGTGACGCATCACGTTATGGTGCATTAGAAATAGTATTTGAGCCGGAAGACAAGCCACAGTTTGTCCCAGGACCATCCATCCAAAAAGCTCGTCGTATTATGAAAGATTTCGGGTCAGAGGATTACATCCTATGGCCAGGAGGTGGTGACCCTATTGCTGTGATGGTGTGCTGCATGATCGCATCAGAAATGTCATCAGTCGTGCGCATCCTACGTTGGGAGCGCAATTTTGAGGAGGGAGACAGGGATCGTCGTAAAGGTTGGTACATGCCTGTTGCCCTCGAAATGAGAAAGGCTTAACATGAAAGAGCAAGTAGATCTGCTGGAGGACGTGGCACCTGCGTCCAATGAATTAGGTGCAATTTCGGATATGGCTAAAAAGATGTATGACATTCAAGCTGAGTGTGATAATCTTGAGATGCTGTTGAAGAACAGAAAGCTGGATCTAAAAGCAATCGCCGAACAAGACTTGCCTGATTTGATGCAAGAACTGAACATCAAAGAATTCACCCTCACCAATGGTGCCAAGGTGGAGATCAAAGATGTTATCACAGGCTCAGTCCCGAGCGCAGGTGCAATCGCACGTGCAAAAGGTGACTCCCAAGACGAGCTGGCGATACGGCAACAACAGTGTTTTGAATGGTTGCGCGGCCATGGTGCCGCTGACTTAATCAAGAGCAATGTTGAGGTCCAGTTTGGGCGCAATGAAGATGACGAATGCAATGCCTTCACAGAAGAGCTGCGTGAACGTCAACTTTATTACAAGCGTGCGATTGGTGTCCATCCGTCCTCACTCAACAGCTTCATCAAAGAGCGTTTGAGCGAAGGCAAAGACATCCCCCTAGACCTGTTTAGAGTTTACACAGGTCGTGCAGCAAACATCAGGAGATAATCTAATGGCGAAAAAAGAAGTAGCACTGAAAGAAGAAAGCAACATCGTATCCCTATCTGTAATGGATATGTTGCTCGAAGATGCAGGATCAGCCAGCGAGGGAATGTCCAAAGACGACATGATGATCCCACGCTTATCTATCCTGCAACAAATGTCCCCGCAGATCAACAAGCGTGATGGCGCATATGTTGATGGTGCTGAGGCTGGCCACATCTATGACAATGTTTCCAACGAAGTCTATGATGGCGAGAAAGGCATAACAGTAGTTCCGATTAGTTATCGTCGTGCCCACATCGAGTGGAAAGCGGATCGTGGTGGCTTGGTCAATGATCATGGCTCCGACAGCTCATGCTTGGACAATTGCACTCGTGGCAGTCGCGGTGAATACCTGACCGACGAAGGTAATGAGATTGTTCCAACAGGCGAATATTTCGTGTATGTTGTTGAGGATGATGGCAACTATTCCCCAGCAATGCTTTCAATGAGCAAGTCTCAGCTGAAACGTGCACGCCAATGGAACTCAATGATCAACCGTCTACAGGTTCCTCACCCACAAGGCAACGGCACAATAAATCCTGCGATGTTCTGGAACGCCTACACACTTTCAACAATGCCAGAAGAAAACGATCAAGGCTCTTGGTTTGGCTGGAGTGTGAAGATGAAGTTTGATGCCAAGTCTGGCGGCATACTGGAAAACAATCCGAATGGCACTGTGATCTATTTGGCTGCACGTGACTTCAAGCAGCAGGTCGCAGCTGGCGTTTTGAAGCCAACAGGCACTGTCAATGAGGACGAGGTGCCATTCTAAAACAACCAACTGGTTGTTAGGCAAGCTGCCCTCCTTTTTGTATACGGGATCAAATTGGGGCGCAGCTTGCCGACGAGTCAGAAAGGAAGAAGATGCAGGACACAAAAAGATTCATGAAGCTGTTCCGTGGTTACGAACACGCACATGGACAGTATCGAGTTCAAAAGACAGAAGCAGACGGCAAGATGTCGGGCCGTGCATTGACCATAAGCGAGCCAGTCACCCAAGTCAATTTTGAGTCACACCTGAATGGTGGCGACTACATCCTAGGCATCATCATGTTGCGAGAGAACAACTCATGCAATTTTGGGGTGATTGACATTGACATCCGAGGTGACGTGAAGCTCAACGAGAGCTTGGAGACTCTGGAAGAAAAGATACGCTCCACCCCATTGGTGCTGTGCAGGTCGAAGTCTGG